ATCATTCTCCTCGTCTTGAAATCCCTCATAACTCTCCTTCGGCATACGACGGCGACGGACGCCACCACTCACGCTACGAGGTCTTGGCGTGGGGTTGAGGTCTTCTTCGGTGGGTTGGAGTGCTTTCGGCAACTTGGAGTATTTGATATTTACATTCACGCCGACACCGCCACCCAACATCTCTGGCGGTGCTGAACCCCCTCTACCCCTAACGCTCTCTTTGCGAACATTTGCGGATTTCTCTCCGTAATTGAAACGGTACGCTTTTGTCCCACGACACATACCAGAATTGAAGCAACAGCGACCGTTTCCACTATTTCCTACACCAACATATCCCTCGTCCTCGTCTGCTGGGTCAATTGGACGTGCTGGGGGAACATAAGGAGCAACACCTATATTCCCTTGTTGCGGTGCTTGTCCTTGCTGTGCTGCTGGTGGTGCTTGTTGCGAGGGGGGTAGATTGAACCAATACTGGATTAATCGTAGCACGACGGCACTAACGGCATAAGGGGTAGGGAGGAAGGGGATAAGGACGTCTGGGTGGTCTCGCAGATAGGATAAAATGGTTTGGACGTCCTCACGACGATACACACCCCTCGCTCTTGTAAAAATATCCCTAACTGCTGACGGTAGTTGTTTGCCTAATTGTACCCCTTTAACAACTGCTCTTCCCAACGCTCGTAGTGCTGGGAGCAAGATGGCGTAAAATGTCCGCACACTCATATCGCCGATAGATGCGAGAACCTCTGCGACACCTTCGCCCTCCATACGACGACTACGACGACCACTACCGAGGACGCCTCTGTTTTGAAGGTTGGGGATAATCGCCCCTGTGCTGTCGCCGATATAATCGCCGTCTTTTGCGACCCTCAATCTATTTTTCAGTTCAGCGAGGGTATTGGGTACAACCGACGTCCCAGTAAAATTGTTGTTGAGACGAAGGGGGCGACCCCTTGATGACGCTCCCTTTCCTAAACTCATAAACTTCTGTTTCAAAGCGTCGCCAATAACACCACGATTTTTAAATGCCAACTTCCCCAAACTCAATAAGTCGCTGCCGAATGAATTACCAGTTGGGTTTGCTCCACGATACATATCACCTGCCATACCAGCAAGACCATCAGCAATCAAACTACCAATAAATCCGCCCTTCATACCAAAACCGACCATCTGGTTAAGATTGCGTTTTAGTGCTTCTGGACTTATTCCAAGTGAAGTCGCTAATTGCTGGACTTGTGCTGCGACTGCTCGTCTTTGTCCTTGTGTTTTCTGTGCGTATCCTGTGAGTTGGTCGTAAATACCCAGTTCATTTGCTCTGTCAAAAATCGCTTGTTGGCGGTTCATATCTACTGGGCGACCACGCCGAGGGGGTGTAGGTGCTGGTGGTGCTGGTTGCCCCTGCTGCTGCTGCTGCTGCTGTGGTGGTGGTGGTAGTTGTGCGTAGCGACCGACACCACGACGATAGTCGCCCAACTCATCTACAATACCAGCGAGAAACCCATCTATTTCGTCGTCATCTTGAAGTTGGTAGAATTGTTGAAGTTCATCCCTCGTGTCTTGCTCAAAAGCATTTAGGACGTCTGCTGGGTCAATAAGGGGATTATTGATATATCCGTTTTGGCGTTCAAATGCGTTGATGTCGGCGACCAAACGAGCGTTGATGCCGTCTAATTCTTGCTGCCTCGCCAACGCCGTCTGCTGTGCTTCTCCTTGTGCTGCGACATACGGATTTATTGCTTGATTGAGTAGGGCATTATCTACATTACCCTCCGCTGCCTCTTGCGGAAATTGCTGGGCGTCGTATTGTGCTGGTTGTGGTTGTGCTGGTGCTGGTGCTGGTTGCTGTTGCTGTTGTGGTGGTGCTGGTTGAGGTGCTGGGGGTTGTCCTTGCTGGACGTCTGGGGGGAGACGAGGGATGAGGAGGGAAGTCCTCGCCTCTGCTCCGTAGCGGACATTCTTGTAAAATCCAGTTGAGAGTTGCTGGACTATATCTTGGAGCGACGCCTCATTTTGAACCCTTGCCACGTTTCCTTGTGCTGCTAAACCTTGTTTAAAAGAATTAATCTGCTGGATTGCGTTGGTGAAGAATTGGAGGAGGTCATCCTTTAATTTCTGGCGGACATAGTTATAATCCCCAGCGGTCGCTGCTTGAAAATCTGGGTCGGTCTGCTGACCCTTAATGTAGGGGTTAATCCTCGCCACCAATTTATTCCACGCCAGAGAGACCTTGCTGAAATCGGCGAACCCTCGGTCAATAGCGTCTGGGGTATTCATATCGGTCAATCCGTCGTTGAGGGCATTCTTCACATTTTCAATATCCTTGTTGAATGAAAATGCGATTGCTTGGAGTTTGTCGTTAGGGGGCATTTCGCTTTGGGGCATTATTGCGACTTGCTGTTGGGTGCGTTCAAAGACCTTTTTATTCGCCCTTAAATCCTCATCCACGCATTCGCGGTTTTGCCGATTACGAAGAGATAGAACTACCATCTGGTTATAATATATATATACACAATATATTTATTATAAAATTATTGCTAAATTATAATCCTTTACAGATTATTTGCGATAAGAAGCGGCGGCGGATTTCAAGGCGTCCTTGTATGAGACGCCGTGTTTCGCAGCGTACGCCTTGACGTGTTGTATCCACGCCGACGCTGGACGACCACCTTTCATCGGCAATCGTCTCGCTACTGCTGCGATGGGATTTACATTAGCATCCGCCCAATCCGCAGCGTCGCTAAAAAAACTACCGCCAACCGTCGGTCTCATTTGGGCGACTGGGGTCAAAGCACGACCGCCATACGCCATAGCACTACCCTCCATAGCGTCTGGAGTGCCGAGAGCATAACCAGATTTCAGCATCTTCATATTGCGTTTGCGACCACCGCACGAATACATAGGCATCGCACCGCAACCAGTCAAATAACCTTTCGTTGCGACATTACGAGGGGGGACGAGACCGCTGGGTTGTTCGTCATTATCATAACCGAACATACTTTCTTGCCCCATCGCTGCGAGTTGTCCGCCGACACCGCCCTTCATATAGAGGCGTTTTCCACCAGCACCGAGGGCGTATCGCTTCTCTTTATCGCGACGATTGGCGTCTTTGAGACCCTTCACCTCCATAGCAAGACGCTCATCCTCACGGTCAAAGTGATTTTGTGCCGACATCGCAGCACCGACGGTGTATCCACTACCCTTACACGCCGAACAGCATTTCGCACCGCCATAAGCGAGGTCGTAGGGGGATTTCTTGCCCTTTCCTGTCGCTGGTGCTTTCGGCAGAAACTTTCCAGTTAGTTTCTGCTTGAATAGTTCTTTTGCCACGTCCCCTGCGATTGGGAGGAGGTTGTCTTTCGCCCACGACGCCGCTGGTGCGAGGACATTACCAACAGCAGACAATCCAGATTGGAGTTTGCCCCCTAAATCTTTAAGAAAGTCAAAGAACCCAGCACCCCTCATAATAGGGTCGTTTTTACCGAGACCGAATAATTTACCGAACGCTTGACCCAACGCTGGTGCTGCCGCCATCGCCAACATCATCATAGGATTACCGCCAACGGCACGACCCCCAGTTATACCGTATGACCCCTTACCCTTCATAACCTTACTACCGACCTTGTACGCCATATCGGTAAAGATAGGGAACGCTGGTTTCAATCGCTCATCAGCACCAGACCCCATCAAGTCCCTCATCATAGCGGATTTCACTTTTCTCGCACCGCCGACATAAGCACCGCCGAATAACCTACTCACCAGCGAACCTACAAGCGGAGCAGCAGCGGAGGCAAGAAACATAGGGAGAAAACCACCAGTCAAGCGACCGCCAGTTTCTCTTCCGCCAGTATAACCGTAAGCACCGCCATACGCCATAGCACCACCGACCTCACGAGACGCATCTTCAAAAGAACCGCCAACCATTTCGTCCTCATATTCGTCTTCATAAGCACCACCACCTTCCATATCCTCCTCACTCAAATAATCATCCTCGTCTTCTTCGTCGCCACGACCAGAACCGTTGAGACGGTCTATCATCTCACCTTTGCGTCGTTGAAGAGCGTTGCTTTTTGCCGTTAAAGCACGATTGTATGCGTCGTTGTATCCAACCATTTCCGTTATATTATACCTTAATATAATTATTTTAATATTATTTCCGTGATTAATTACATCATTCCATCAACATCTATTATTTCTACTCCGTGATTTTTTACAACAACCACGTCGGCGGATACTCCCAAAGGAACTGGGGGTTTATTGATGATTATCTCGGTTAGACCGTTGGTTATGTTGGGGCGTTTCACCTTCTCGCCCTCGGTCTTGGGGTATTTTGCCTTATATATATCAATTACGTCATCTGGAATAATAGGGGCAATCTCCTCCAAGTTTTTAATATCCGTCCGTATCATATTGAGTGCCTCCTTTGCCTCCAACCTTACATCACGCTCCAACGCCAACTCTACGGCGATTTTGCGACATATCTGGGCGTATTGAAGGGACACGATGCGGTGGCGTTCGCTTCTTTGGGCGAGTTGGAAATAACTATCCAACGCCTTAATACACCCTATAACCACGCTAAATATACCAAGAACGATATTGATGTCCTCATACTCAATTTTTACGCCAGTTGCGAACCCTATCGCAGATGACCCCACGATGACTGGGATATTGATTGCGTTGCTGTATCGGTTATACTTCTCGTGGGATAAGCGGTGGAGGATGGATAAACTCTCTGCCTTCTCCGCCTCGCCTTTGAGGAGGTTTTCTAAATCGTCGTCGTATTCTGGTTGCTTCGTCATTCTATACATATAGAGGTTAGATATATTCATACCTCTCCGTCCCCAATTCCCCACTTTTTCGTGTTCTATGGGTTTAATCCTAGAAGACGAAAATCATCTACCAAACTACCAGAACCTCTCCTAAACTATTCTTATGGTAGATTGGTAGGAAGAAGTGCTTAATGCGTAGGGGTATATTTATCTTAATTTTGGGGATTATGCTGAACCAAAAGAGAGTGCTTGGGGTTTCAAAATAAAGTAGGATACGCCTACGGCGACGGCGACGGCAGCACCAGCAGCATCAACGGCGGTAATGGTACAAGCACCAGCAGAGCATATACCTCTCAACTGTGTAGCAGCGGAGGCAGTTCCAACAGCGGTAGAAAATGAAGCGACGCAAACATCCCCAACACCAATATTGGTATTCGTAATAGTGAGGACACCAGAGGCGGCGGTGTTCTGTTTTCCACAAGCGACGACTAAATCCTTCAAAGACATTTGTGCGATGTTATAATATAGTATAACATAATTATTTTAATATTAATTTCGCCTTAATATTAAAAATCTTGAAATGGTAGGTTGGTAGGAGTTTTCACCCACCTAGGATACTTCTTGGAAATTGTGAAAAAGTGGGGAATTGGGGACGCTGATTAATGGAGACGGTCATCAACGCCCCTACGCTGCCGACCACTACCGCAGATGGCGGACTTAATATCGCTGGGGATGAGTTTTGCTCCCTCTTTAAGAAGAGAAGGGGCGACCATAGACGCCATAGAACCCAACTTATCAAGCAAAGAACCACCGACAAGACGCTCCACATCACCGCTGGAATGAGGGGACTGCTGGGAGGCGGACAGAACATCGTCCTTCGTGAGAATACCAGTATAAGTGGCGGACTGACCCTTCTCACAGACAAAGAGACCGCTGTTGAGTGTGATGAGAACCATCTCAATAGGCATAGGTGTTGCTGCTGCTTGGGAAAACGGAGTTTCGGTATAGTTGCTGACGTCCAAAGTGAATTGTAAATTAAAATTTCCCAGCGACCCAGCGGCATAGTAGTCCTCGGTAATCTGGATATGGCGACCCATATCAAGCATAAGGTATGCTCCTGCGGTGGGGATTTGTTTGCCGAGACCTGTGGCGTTGTTGGCGGAGTTGGCGTACCCCCTAAACTCTTCCCACGACTGATTGCTTCCTGCTTCCACGCTGTAGCGGAACAACTGGTCTTGGGTGGCGGATGCCAAAATACCACTCTGGTTATTGAAGTTGATGCTAATACCGCGAATAGCGAGGGCGAAGTCGGCGTCGGTAATCAATTGCGATGATTTCGCCTTGCGGACGAAGATTAGCAACTTGTCTGGGATTTGGTTGAGTTGGGTGGTAGTGAAGGTGAGACGAGTTTCTGCTGGGACGAGGACGCTCTGTGCTGGGGCAGCGGCACGAGTGGCGTAGGGGATAGTGCCGTTCTGTGTGGATAAGTAGCGAGGCATCTCCCAGTAAGGAACAACATTACGAGCGGACAACATATCGCTCGGTTTAGGGGTGAGGAAGTTGAAGATGAGTTTGCTTCCAGAGTAAGAGAGAATGCTGTATGTGGTAGGGTTTTGTTCGCTGCTCTCCCAAAGGTTTCCAGACCGCCAAATACGAGACACCTTATCGGTTGAAAGATTGAACACGACATTTAGGTTTTGAATACCATAAAATCCTTGTCCGCTGTGAGTTGATTTACACCACATAAAAGGACTTGCTAAAAGAGGTTCTCGCACGGTGTAGCGGATGTAATACATATTGGCGAAGGCGTTTGCCGCTGCTGCTGCTTGGGCGACAGTAGGAAGGGCATAAATAGCAGTTCCAAACGCTGGAATAGTACCAGCAGCATCGGCAGCACCGCTGACTTGGACGTCCAAGAATGAACCACGAGCGTAGAGGTCGTTGTCTAATGAGTGAGTAGTGTAATTGCCTAAAACGTTGTTGTTCGCACCGATGCCATCGCTGTATCGGTTGTAAGTATCAAACATATTAGGGGTCATACCGTTATACCTCATCAATTCACGCTTGTCGTGGAAGCGGAGGATGACTGGGAGGACATCGTTCATATTGATTGAAACGGAGTTGTTGTTGATGGTGAATTGCTGGGTCAAACAAGCAGAGTGAAGGGGGAATGCTCCAAGTGCGTTGGAATAACCGAGCGAGGCAAGGGGGGTCGCACCAGCGACACCAGCGGCGATGGCAGCAGTAGCAGCGGCAGCAGGGACGGAAATCCTCGCAATCACGGTGCTTTCCCAAATAACACGACGGTCAATAATCGTGGTCTCGCTAGGGACTTGGATATTGTAGGTGTGGGAGTTCTGGTTCTCGCTAATAGCGTTGAACTCGGCGACGGTAATGTTCTGTCCTGACTTCTGGACGGCATACTTGATACTGTCCTTACAGTTGAGGCGTTCATCACGGACAAGGACTTTCTGGAAATCAGCGGAGGACATTTGTGCGATGTTATAATATACTATACGAAAATTATTTTAATATTAATTTGTTCCTTAATATTAATATTACAAATGATTTGTCTAAATTGTTATACGACCCCTTGAAAGTCCTTGCGTCTAAACATAATCTTAATAGAGGCATTACAACTTGAACCTAACCGAACTTGGTTGAGGCGACCGAATGTATCCTTCCAATTGACGCTAATTTCAATCGCAGATAAGGGGGCGTTTCCGTTGAGGT